TTATTACGATGAGCGTGGTCTTGATCGATATTTTGGTCTTCTTGAACTCGGTGAGATTGGCGGACTTTGGAAAAATGTTGCTGGTAGATATGAGATAGATGGGAAGAAGGTATACGCGAAAGCAATCCTGAAAGACCCAGATACTTATTTCACTCCAGAAGTAATGCAGCAACTTGATAATATTGCTAAGGAAGAGTTTAGTTACGGTTCATGATTAATCTTTTTACTGGTGATATTGAATACAAACAAGTTGTTCGTTATGGAAAATTAGTTGAATCTTATTATGTAACTAAGTGTGGAATTGTCTATAGCACTAGACGTAATAGAATACTAAAACAATCTAAAGGAGGTAATGCTTCAAATTATGATAATGCATATTGGATTGTGGGTATTGATGGAGTAACAACTCATGTTCACCGTATTGTCATGGAAACTTGGAAACCCATTGATGAAAATCCCCCAGAACAGCTAAAAGATGATTGGGATATAGCACCAGAGTCTTTTAAGCAGTGGGTCAGAGAAACTGCTTGGGTAGATCATATCAATGGGGATAAAGATGATAATCATGTTGATAGCATGAAATGGGTTACCCCAAGACAAAATAACCATCATTTTAAAAAGTCTAACTCATAAGAAATTTAATTATGGAGAGAATTGAGACAACTATTCTGCGAAATCTTGTTTTCAATGAAGAGTATTCTCGTAAAGTAATTCCTTTCATTCAACCTGATTATTTTGAACAGAGAACTGAAAAGATTATCTTTCAGGAGATTACTCAGTTCATTGTGAAGTATGGTGCTGCTATCACAACAGAAGCACTTGCTATTGAACTAGAAAACCGTACTGACCTTTCTGAAACTGAGGTCAAAGAATCCCGTGAGATTACTTCTAATCTTACAGATGCTCCTGTGGAGCATAATTGGTTATTGGATACTACTGAGAAGTGGTGTCGTGATCGTGCCATTTATTTGGCATTGATGGAATCCATTGGCATTGCTGATGGTGGAGATAAAGAAAAGAACCGTGATGCTATTCCTTCAATTTTGTCGGATGCTCTTGCGGTTTCTTTTGACAACCATATCGGTCACAACTACTTAGAAGATTATAAAGAAAGATATGAGTCTTATCACCGGAAAGAAGATCGCATTCCATTTGATCTCGAATATTTCAACAAGATTACGAAAGGTGGTCTTCCTAACAAGACTCTTAATGTCGCTCTTGCTGGGACAGGTGTTGGTAAGTCTCTTTTCATGTGTCATATGGCTAGCTCCGTTTTGCTTAACGGACGTAACGTGCTTTACATTACAATGGAGATGGCAGAGGAGAAAATTGCTGAACGTATTGACGCAAACCTCCTCAATGTCCCTATTCAAGATTTGGTAGAACTTCCTAAATCTTCTTTTGAAAACAAAGTAACCAATCTTACTAAGAAAACTCAGGGACAACTTATAATTAAAGAGTATCCTACTGCCAGCGCCCACAGTGGACACTTTAAGGCACTTCTTAATGAACTTTCACTTAAGAAGTCTTTTAAACCTGATATTATATTTGTGGATTATCTCAATATTTGTGCCTCGTCACGTTACAAAGGATCTGCCAATATTAATTCCTATACTCTTGTTAAGTCGATTGCAGAGGAACTTAGAGGATTGGCTGTCGAAGCCGAGGTCCCTATCGTATCTGCCACCCAGACCACTCGTTCTGGTTATGGTAGCTCTGATGTTGACCTTACTGATACTAGTGAGTCCTTTGGTCTCCCTGCTACTGCTGATCTTATGTTTGCCCTTATTAGCACGGAAGAACTGGAACAGTTGGGACAGATTATGGTGAAGCAATTGAAGAATCGCTATAACGATCCAACAATATTCAAACGATTTATTGTTGGCATTGATCGTGCTAAGATGCGATTATATGATTGCGAACAAACAGCACAAGAAGATATACTTGACTCTGGACGAGAAGAGGAGTATAATTACGAGGAAGAAAAGAAACCTAAAAAATCATTCGACGGATTTAAATTCTAATGACTAAGCAAGTTGATTTTGAACGCTACGAAAAGTTTGTTGATGCTGTTACTTCTGACGCATCTACAGATTTCGTTGCCCTTTCTGATCGTCTAGTTGAACTGGATGAGAAAGGTGCCAATATTGAACGTCTCCTGACTGCCGGTGTTGGTATTAATGCTGAAGGTGGTGAGTTTCTTGAGATTATCAAGAAAATGATCTTCCAAGGCAAACCCTGGGATACTCACAACAAGGAACATCTTATTATTGAACTTGGTGATTTGATGTGGTATGTAGCGCAAGCATGTATGGCGCTGGGAGTTCCTTTTGATGAAGTTGTTGCTCGCAATGTCAAGAAACTTGAAAAGCGTTATCCTGGTGGACAGTTTGATGTATACTACTCTGAAAACCGTGAGGTTGACGATCTGTGATCAACCTTGAACTGAGTAGATATGACGCAATTGTTTTGCGTCATCATCTGTTCTTGTATACAAAGAACCATCCTGGTTTCTTCTCTGATGAAGGTATCCTTAAAATCAGAGAGATTTCACATCAGATAGACAAACAACTTGAGAGTGAATCATGAAAGATTTTAAAATTCCTTTTGCTATTGTATCTTTCCTGTTGGTTCAGGGTGCAGGTGCTGTCTGGTGGTCCTCACAAATTGATGGGCGAGTCAAAACTCTAGAAGAACAGAGTTTAAATATTGCCAAAGAAAATCGTAGGTACATTGAGCAAGTAATTCAACCATCCTACGGAATCAGCAATGCTTGGAAAAATCAATACCACGATGAGTGGGTTCTAAAAGGAGGATGGAAATGATTACTATTAATATGGATGTAAGAAGTGCTGCCGCAGTTAGGCAAGCATTGTTTGATGAGCAGAAGCGGTACACCTACGATCCCAAATGTGTTCCAACACGGATTGTGGAAATCCGTAATGTAATTAATGATCTTGATGAACAGATAGATGAAGAACTTAATTCGGAAGTATCTGAAACTAGTAAAGAAGATTCCTGAACGCCATTATTGGCCGCTCTTCATCTTCTTCTCACTATACTTTGTTGTTCCATATAGTGAGTTTGTAGTTACATTGTTAGCACTTGGATACTTCAAGTTTGAACAGCAATACCGCAAAGTCTTCGGTAAAATTTTATCACCATTACCTTTTATAATTAAGTATGGTGCTTCTGTTATCTTCTTCCTAGTGATGCTAGATGACACACTTTTCTACGGTGCTATTATTCTTGCTGCATTATGGTCTAGTAGAGAAGCAAAGAAACTCAAAGAGGATTAATCTTCTCTTCGGGGTTATAGCTCAACTGGTAGAGCGCCTGCTTTGCACGCAGGAGGTTTGGGGTTCGAGTCCCCATAACTCCATTCACCTAATAAATATCTAAAAAAACATGGCAGGTAAAAGGGGTTTTATCTATGAGGATAAAATTCATGCTAAGTTGAAAGAGGCGGGAGTAGTACCTAAAGGTTTCACACCAGCAAGGTCAGATTCCTCTGCTCCTGATGCAATGTTTATGTTTAATGGGACATCAAATAAGTTAGAAGTGAAACTTGACTTGAAAGCAGATTACGGTCAGGGCACTCTTGATTATATTGATGGAGTTTGGAGACTTGGTGGTGCTAATACCGTAGAGGCAGTAGTTCTTAGAGAGTTGATGTCCTCTGTGGGAATAGAACAATTTGCAAATTCTGAGTGGGGTAAAAAAGGACCACCATTTAAAGGTAGATTTACCAAAGAACAATTTACACCTGAAATGGTGACTTCAGATTATGCTAATTTTACGAATAGATATAAGGTAGTTTCTAGTTCGCTCTTGCATAACTACTATGCATCTAAAGGAACTTTTTATATTCAGGTTGGTGGTTATGGGTTATACTATATGAGATCTAATCCACTCGGTTTGCCAATACCACAATTCAATCCTGGTCTTAGAATTCGTATTCGCACAAAGAGAGGTGGAAGTGTACCTCTAAATAACTACCGTTTTACTACTGCACTTCAGATTACAGGAAGACCAGGAATTTCACCAATCAATCTTGAAAGAAACGCTGACATTTTAAATCAATGAATTCATACGTTAAAGAACTTATTCATGATTACAACGGTGATAATTACGAACAATTTGCAGGTTACATCTATAAAACTTTTCAGAGGGAGATAGATGTAAGCAAGGGCACACAAAAGAATAAATATATAAAAGTAAGAGATGACATTTTAAAGTACATTGTTGTCAACAAAGGCACTATTACTTTAGAACTTCGCAAGAAAAAATATCAATGAAAAGTTTTTTCCAATTTATTAGTGAATCTGCAGCACAGCAGGCAGCACGCCTTGGACTTGAAGGTGATGGTAAGGGTTCATGGTATGATAGATCTACAAAAGAATTTGTAGCAAAAACTGAAAAGGGAAGACTTAAGTTCTATAATAAGCGTCAAAGAGTTGGTAAGGATGATCCAAATCAAACTGAATTAGAAAAAAATATTTCCGATCCTAATTTTACAGATCCTGGACTTCAGCAACAACCTCAACAGCAAGTTGAACCTGCTCCAGTTCCAGAACAGCAACCTGAAGTTCAGATAAATCCTGAACTTGAAGCAGGTCCTGCACCAGTTCCTAAAATTAGAGGAACACTTACCATTGCATTTGGAAGATTCAACCCTCCTCATGCAGGACATTTACAATTGATGAATACTGCATCACTTGCAGCAGAGCAAGATGGTGGGGACTATGTTATTGTTCCATCTAGATCAGAAGATCCAAAAAAGAATCCACTGAATGCTGATGAAAAAGTTGAATTCATGAGACAGATGTTTCCACAACATAGTCCCAGAATTCAA